TTAAAAGATATATTACTATAAATCGTGCTATTTAAAGTTTCTATAGGTTTAGTATTATATTCTATTGTAGGCGTATAGTTTTGTGTATACAACGGACAATAAGTAGATTCTACAAAATCATGATTACAATAAGTAATATTAGGAATAGATTTATATTTAGATTCTTCATATTCATTTTCATTATAGAAAATGACTGGTTCGGTGTTATAAAATATACTATTCATACTATATAAGATTATTTATTTTTACGACTATAACTCTTTTTAATGTGTTTCAATAAAACAAATAATTCTTTGTCGTTTTTCATTGTTTTTCGCCACTCTTGGATAGGGTAAATATGATGATCCGAATTAGCAAGTATATTATCTTCTAAGTCGTCAATCAAAATAGTATTTTTATCTAGTTTGAAATGTTTCAATAAAAAAGGTATTTTTTTAACAATCTTACCATCTTTTATTGGGAATCGATAGGTTTTATTTGTTTTCAAGTCAATCATACGATTTGTATCGCTACGTGCTAAGGCAACACATAGTGGCTTATTTTTAAATAATAAATCTATAACTTCTCTTACGTAAGAATCTAATCCGAAAGACCAAACACCCACTTCAAAGTTGTGTTTGTACAAGTAATTCAAAATATATTTGGCATATGGTCTAATATGAATACCGTCGTCATCGCTATGAACTAATGTATGATCTAAATCAAAAATATAAATCATATATATAATAATGACATTAAAGATGAATGATTTAATTATTCATTTTGTATTCAAACATAAAATAGTTGTATTTTTGTGGATAATATTTACATTTTTATTGTACCCAATACATCATGTAATCATTCCAAAGTATTATGGTTTGGTTATCAATTCATTCAAAGATAAATCGAATAAGTTTTTGGATTTAGTTAAATACTTAGTATTGTTTTATATATCGGCAATGGCGATTGAAAGCACATTATTTTATTGTACAAAAATAATAGCCCCTAACTTTGGCGAATATGCTACAAGCACAATGTATAATTATATTATAGACCATTATGAGATGGATTTTGATAACATACATAGCGGTGAAATATTATCAAAAATAACTTACATATCCACTATTTTTTTTAGTTATTTAGAAACACTGCGGACTTTATTATTTTCGCAGTTGTTTGTATTTTTATCTACATTATATCATTATTGGTATGTATCAGGTGAAGTATTTACTTTTTTTATTTTTGCCATAATTGTCAATGTTTTGTATATTTATAATGTATTTAAAATAAAGTATAAAGTGGATATAGATGTATACGACCAACGTTCTAAATTATTTGAATACATGAATGATTCTATGTTAAACTTGGTCAGTATATATAGTACAAACAATGAGGAAAAAGAAAAACATAAATTCATAGAAGAAGAATATAAGATATATAAAGATAGTGAAACGGCTTCCTTGAATATATATTTTCTTTCAGAGACAATATGGAATGTGGTATGTGTATTTATATTTATAATATTAAATTATTTGATATATAATTCGTATTTAAAAAAGCAAATCAACGTTGAGAAGTTGGTATCTACATTTACATTAACCTTTTCGGTATTAAGATTTTATGAGAATGCTCCTCATATAATAAAGAAATTATCTAAATTATATAGCGAAATAGGCGACGTAGAGAACTTTTTTATAGAAATAAATAAGTTAAATCAAACCAGTAAAATAGATACAAAGGGATTCGCAAATGGAGACATAATTTACAGTAATGTATATCATAAATATAAAGATACTTTTGTATTGAATAATGTATCGTTTAAAATAGAAAAAGGCGAAAAGGTAGCCTTTGTAGGTCACATAGGAAGTGGTAAATCTACGGCTGTAAAATTATTATTAGGTTTCCAGCCATTGACTATGGGAAATATAAGCATAAATGGTGTAAGTATAAATGAAATATCCAATAATCAACTACGCAAAAATGTATTTTATATTCCGCAAAAGCCTAAATTATTCAATCGTACCTTATACGAAAACATAACTTATGGTTTAGAAAATCCACCAGACGAAGAGAATATATTATCTATATTGGATGAATTGAATATGAAAGATGTATTTAAAGAAAAAATGAATAAAAAAGTAGGTTTAGACGGAAATCATTTATCAGGTGGACAAAAGCAAATCGTCTGGTTATTGCGTTCGTTTTATCGTAAAAGTAAAATTATTGTTATGGACGAACCGACTGCTTCACTCGACCAAGCCAATAAAGAATTATTGCTAAAAACCATAAATAAATTATCGATAGGTAAAACCTTAATTATAATAAGTCATGACCCAATAGATTACAATTTTCGTAAGATTGAATTTAAAGACGGAAAAATTAGCGAGTCTATGTTTTTTTAATCATAGATGGCATTTTGGGAATGGATGGCATCATGGACGATATTTCGGGAATAGGTGGCATATCTTCTACTAAATCATAACGGTAAATAAATGCTATAATATAAGCAATCGGTATACTAATTAACATCAATAATATTATATAAGCAATCAGTATTAATATCACCACCAACCAATTGAAAAACACCCAGATGTCTCCATCACCCGAACTTGCTATCTTTTTGATTTCGTACGGAAATAAAGAATAACCGGAAGATACACCTAAAGAATAAGATATAAGCGACGTTATGACTATGAATATTATGAATAAAGTAATGATTTCTTGACCGAATAAAGCATATACGAATAATACAGCAAATATTCCATAATTCAAAAAGAATGAAACAAATGGCGGAAAATGTTTATTGGGACTTTTTTTTAATACTGTAAAAAATAATTTCTGTATTCCTTGTAAAAAAAGTGAAATCCCGTATAAAATCGCAAATATCTTTGCGGGTATAATCCAAAAGAAATTAGCTAAACGAATTATTTTTTGCGAATCATTTTTGGTTCTTTTTTTTATAATTGAAACCGAAATAATTATAAACGTTAAAAAAATATAAAGACCTAGATAATTATATGTTTCCATTATATAATGAAAATAATAATAATAATTTTATTATTATGTATGTGGTTTGTATTAGACAAATATGTTGAACCTTATATAAGCAGTGAACAAGAAGAAGAACTAGAAAAATGGTTTGATTTAGCTTCTGAATTAAAAACCGAAATATCATGTATTGAGAATTTTGCGTAACAAAGATTTATTGGTTTTTTTGTCAAAATAACCGCAATCGTAAGGGTGTTTATAGTCTTTGGGTAAAAAACTAGTATCGTGATTACATTTAAAAAAATTAACTATTTTTTGTAAGTAAAACAAATAAAAATAATGTCTAAATAAAATATTATTTTTTATTTCTTGTTGAAACATAATATCAATTAAGTTGTAAGTACTACTTAAAGAAAATAATTCTTTCATGATATCTAATTTTTCATCGTATAATAGTTTAATTCTTTCTTTTTGTATTTCGTTCATTTCTTTACTACTAAGATATCGTATTTCATTTTTAATATTTTTCAGAGTGCTTATGGAAGCATTTTTATAATCGTTTACCGTTTTAATGAACGAGAAAATATTAATATTAAAAATCACTGGGTAACGGTTCATAATATATTTTGGAACACTGAACCGGTTGTTTTCGCGAATTTCAATAACTTTTTTTTTTATATCCGATATTTTGGATTGAAGGTTTATAATCATATTTACTTTGATATTTTGGCGTTCTTCGTATAAAGAATTTAATTTGATTTGATGTTGTTTATAGTAATTATCGTATAAATTTTCATTTGGTTTGAGTAAGGCATGTATATGTCTCCAATTTTCCATTTCTTTATCGATACCATCCAATTGAAGCAATGGATTTGAAAACAATAATACTTCCCCCGACGAAAATTCTAAAACGGTACGTAGCTTAGAATAATGATTGGACGATATTTGATGTGCTTCCGCATTTGCGTCTAATTTTAAAAAATTAACAATTGCTAATAAGAAAGAAATAAAGGCATTCACGCCTGAAATATACAATATACCATTGGGTAATTTATCGGCGGCATTCGAAAATACGCTACAAAGCGAAGATAAAAAAATACACGGAAACATCAGCATATTCAATCTAAATCGGCAATAATTGCTGGCTTCGTTGTATATAAAGGATTGAGACTTAATAAAACTGGCTAAAATATCTAATGCGGATGAATACGTATGAATGATACTGGGTTCGTAATAGTTACGTAGTTGTTTTTTCAATTGTTCAAATGTTATTTTTGGATTTTCTTCGTCACTTTCGCTGTTGGCTTCCCAAAAATCAGAGTTACTCATATTATATAGAAACAATTACGGCAAACCGGAATGTATGCTTTTTCATCTGGTAAATATTGTTCTTTAGAATCGGTTAATCGTTTTGAAAATATAGCATCATTCGCACACTGATTACATACCGACTTCATTTTACAAACAGAATCGCAATAAGGTATTAGATCTAAAATAGCTCCTATTTTTTTTTGTTCGAAATCGCCATCTAAACCATAGAGATAAATATGTTTTTTTAAATTCAGTTGTTCTAATACAAACTCATATAAATCGGAAAAGAACTGAGCCTCGTTGATATAAATACTATTTGCGAATTCAACCGCATCTTTTACCGCATATAATTCTTTATGTTTTGAATGTTCATTATCATACACACTAATCATATCATGAGACAAGGCCAAATTACCCGTACATTTATAGATAGAATGAGTGTCCATTAGTTTATTGGTTTTTACAGCGGGTTGTTGAACCTTGTTATGATTTTCTAGTATACCTAAATAACAACCTTTTTCCGTAAAATCAAGAATTACTTTATTCGGTTCTTTATTTAAATTAAACATTTCAATTAATTTACTCGTTTTGCCAGCATACATAGGTCCTAGATACATATGAAGCATTAGATTATTATAATAATTTATTACATTTCAATTTTGTAATAAATAGTATTTACGAATGTTATTATGAACATTAGTGTGGCCATCGCATGTTATTTAATGTATCCGAAACAATTAAGGATAAATCGATCAAAGTTATATGTATTGACTCTTATACATAATAGTTTATTAGTATCGTTTAGTGCTTGGACGTTTTGTTCTTTAGCTCAAATACTATACAAAGAAAGACGAATATCCAATTATTTTCAAAATAAGCAGTTTGATACATTTATATATTGGTTTTACATTTCAAAATACTATGAATTTGTAGATACATTCATATTATACTTAAACAATAAGTCGCCAATATTTCTTCAAAAATATCATCATATAGGAGCACTTATTTGTTGGCACTTATGTTATCTACATAAAGTGGAAGGAATTTGGATTGCGACACTATTGAATTCATTTGTCCATACAATCATGTATTCTTATTACTTAGGTTGCTTATTAAAAATAAAGCGTATTCGGTTTATAAAAAAATATATAACTTCTTTACAATTATGTCAATTGATACCCCAACCCATTTGTCTTTACTTATATAAAGATAATTATAATATCTTATTATTTTTCACGGCATATTCGATTGGTTTAGTTATATTGTTTGGTCAGTTTTATTATCACAATTATATGATTTATAAATGACATCTATAATCCGGGCAAACGATTCTTGGGTTTGGTAAGTAGAGTTTCCTTGCTCGTGTCCATACAATGGATCAATGAATAATGTTAATTCTTTTTTATTATCTTTAAACACATCTATTTTTTTGAGAGCTTCATAATACATAAGGGATTCTTTATAAGGAACAAGTGTATCGTTTAAGTTTGTATATATAAATATATTTGGATAGTTTCCGTTTGATATATGCGACAACGGATCATACGATTCTAAGTATTTCAATTCACTTGGTATAAATGGATTACCAAACTCGCTATGAGATTCAAATCCCAATGGGTTATGTTTATTTTTCATAGTAAGTATAGGTGTAATGAACGGAACACCTAAAATGGCTAAATGACAAATATCGGGTTTGATGTTCAAAACACATGCTATTAATAATCCACCCGCACTTCGGCCCCATATGGTTAATAATTCTTTGGTTGTATAATGTTTATACAAATACTGAATGATGTCCATAAAATCAATAAATGTATTTTTTTTATTTAATAAGCGTCCTTCGTCGTAGCCTTTGAATCCAAACTCGCCTCCCCCGCGAATATGCGCAAACGCTACTATAAATCCTTTATCTAACAATTCAAATATAAATGGTAAATATCCGCGGTCTAAGTTGTCGCCATATGCGCCATACCCATAAAGAATACATTTGGATTGTTTCAAAGAATGTCCTTTTTTGTACATAAGCGTAAAATAAAGCATTGGTTTTATATAAATGTTTTTTTCAATATAAGGTTGATTTCTTTTTTTATGTTTTGTCAAATGTTTTGTCTCCGTATTATAATACTGGATATACTTTGGAGACAAATAAGAATGTCGAATTATTTCTAATTGATTACATAATGTATTACCAAACCGTAGATAATAAATAGGGTCGGCTTCTAATATTTTCTCTAGTGAATTGTTTAATCTATATACACACTGATTTATTATAAAATAAATTTCATTTAAATGAAGTTGAACATGACTTATTTTTTCGCACGGGTTTTTATTTTCGTATAATGTTTTGAATGTTTTAAAATTTTGAGTGCTTTTAATCTTATCATAGCCTTTATTTGTCTCGTGTATGAACCATATTCCGTCATAATATTCTATAAATGGATAAGAGACATCTTTACGTCGTTGTATTAGTCGCGTTACGCCTTCATCCATTAAATATATTTCGTCGCTATTATAATCGGAATCGTAAATTATATTATACTCCGTAGTGGTTTTAACTTCTATAAATGTATTTTTATTTTGATAAACCAGTTTATTTTTATGAGTATGAATATTATATACATATGTTTTGTTTGTATTATAATAAGAATTATTAACGGTATACGAAATCGTATCCTCATCTATCCATATAAAGAAATCGCTGGTAGACCTGTTCAACGTTTCATGAACACTTAATATTTCTT